AAAATTAAGTGTTCCCTTTGCAATACTTCTTAATGATGATTTGGAATCGGTTATTCCATCGGCAGCCAATGTTGTACGTGGAATAATATCTGCTTCAAGATTAACGTACATCACCATTTTTTCTTGCGATACACTTCTTGGTTGCACTTGGTTGTTTACCAATACACTATTAGGATCGACGTAAATTAAATTATTCTCATCGGTCTTTATTAATATATTCTCACTATTTGATAAATCATTGTTCGCCATAATATAAGTTGTACAGTTCTACACCCCTCTTATAATCTTGTAAACTACTGTTTAAAGGGAAAGGTATTCTCAAGATGTCATTGTCATCTATTTCAAATTCATTTGTACCTGAGGATGGATTTGCAAGCATTATTAACCATCCGAATATGGGTGTATTATAGAATTCTTGTGATAATTTATCCAATCTATCTTTACCTCTTTTGTACTGATGGTATTTGTCAGACCCTTTAATTGGTATCTCAATACCCGGTACAATTCTAAATTTACCATCATCAATAAAAAATTGGTATCTATCAAAATAAATTCTACTCATGATTTCTTTGTTTGATAATAGTTTAATTTATTGTTTGTTGGTGGCACTGCACCATTGTTTTTTAATTTTTTAATTTCTCCTTTAATACTTTCATCTGTTATTTCGGTTGTGGTAACAATGAACGATATCTCTTTATTATTTTTTCTTTGTTTTAATTTTTTAAACTTAAACTTTTTATCTTTTATTGGGTCACCAATAAAAGAATTAAACTTTCTCTCTATTTTTTTAATTGTACTTTCATCATAAATTATGGTATCAGTAAAACCAGCTTTAAATGATTCTAAATCCTCTTCTTTTAATAATACAGATAAAAATTCAGAAAGTACATTCGTAGTTAAAGACGGGTTATTAAAATTCACAGACGTATCCAAATCTTCATATAACTTTGTTGAGTTATTTGTAAAATGTTCAACACAATTATCATATTCATTATAAAGTAAATCATATGTGTATCCCGATAATTCACCTTTATTGAAAACGGTTGTTCCACTAATTTGAGCATCATAACCGTATTTAACAAGGAAATTAAGATTGTCAAACACATCAATTACCTCATCTCTAACTTTAATAAAATCACTAATATCTTGTCTATCGGTTATTTTACTTATTCTTGTTTCTATTAATTGTTTAAAATATGGTTGCAGTATTTCATTAGTTTTAGTTTGTTTCGGTAGTGGTAAAACACTATCCAAATTCATCATTTCACAAATATTGGTGGTTGAGAGTGTTTGAGTCATTTTATTCTTCAAAGTATCAACATAAAATGATACAGGTCTACTACTACTATAGTTACCAAATAGTTCGATATTTAAACCTGGTGTGGATGATGTTGTACTAAAAATATCATATTGATTTATTTCCCTATAGTTAGGATGTAAAATAAATGATGATATAGATGGTCCAAATTCTTTAACTACACCGTGATATAAAGATTCATAACTATCAAAATATTTTTCAGTTGTTTTATATGCGTTATCCACCAACTCAGTATACACTAATTTCGTACCATCTGGTTTACCAATGTATGATTCTGAAAAAGAATTTTCCAAGGTACTGTTACCTAAATCTTCAGTCTTAACTGTTGGATTTTTAATAAGTTCTAAGAAATCTTTAGTAAATTCTTCTGCTGTTGTACCACTTATTCTTAATCCTTCTGATTGAATTGACCTTTCATCATACATCTCTGTGTTTGCGTAGAAGTTAGAAGATAATGCGTTTTGTAGTCTTTCAACCGGTTTTGATAATCCTTGACCACCTATAAAACTAACTTGTAATGCAACATTTGCAATCATGGGTTGTACACCAATTCCTTCAGGATTTAAATCCCAAACATTTTCTTCGAATGTTATATTAACATCTCTAATTATAACTTTTGAATGATAAAAATCACCTACTCTTAATACACAAATTGGTGGTGGTCCAAATGAAGTATTTCTAGCATTTAAGTCAGAAACATCACTAATTCCTTTTAAAGGTATTGTATCTCCCGGTCTCACACATTGTAATAAAAATGTTAATCTCGAATTGAGTCCTTCAGGTGTTGTGGAGTGAAAAGCCGGATGAAAGTATTTTAATTTATCTTTCAATGTTTTAAACACCACGGGATCGGTTTCCTCAACTTTTTGGAAATAATAACACTCACTCAAAGTTTTCATTATAATCCTTTTTAATGGATCAATAGGTGGTGTATAAGATGTTGGTTTATTTGTTGGTTCACCATCTGGTTCCAATCTTGTTCTGATTGTTGGGTCAGGTGTGGTAGGTGTAGTATTTTCAGGGTCTTTTTTAATTGTTTTAGTATATCTAAAAATTACACTTGATTGTCTACAACCAAATGCAACAGGTGAGGAAATTTTTAATGAATTTGCACCTGTTTCATATTTGAATTCGTTTGTTGAACAATTTCTATTTTCATTATTAGCAACCTCTCCATTACTTAATGTTCCAAACACCAATTTACCTTCAGATTCGGTATAACCTAATTCCTTAAGTGTAAATTCTATATTTATTTCGGTCGTCCTATCACTCGCCCCACTAATACTTGTTGGCCATTTTTTATCTAAAATACTCTTTGCATTAACATCTTTTTTAATTCTATCCAAAAAGTCTAATAAAACACTATAGGTTCTTCGAATAGATAATTTATAGTTGTAACCAGTTTCGGCAAGTGCAGAACATGATGAACTTACAACAACATTTAAATCTTTAACTAACCCATCTTCAATATCTTTTTTTAATGTTGTTGTTTGTGTTTCGTATTTTGTATATTCTGCATTCGCCGTATCGATTTCTTTTGTTAAATCATTAACGGTTTGTCCACTATAGGTTGATGCTTCCGAAACGGGTACATCTTTAGAATATAATATTTTTTTATCATGTATTGCATTAGCTTTATTAAAATCAGTAATTAATATACCTTGTAACGTAGCTTTTAAATTATTTTTAGTGTCGTTAATCCAACCAGTTGACCCAATGGTATTCTGATATAATTCGGTGTATTTTGATCCCTTAAGTTCTCCATCAGTTATTTTAGGCCAATCGTTTGCAAAGTTTAAACTAACTTTAAGTTCTTCTTTCTTAGTTTCATCTTTTACCACCGGTGGTTGTGGTTTAACCACGTCTCCAGTGGTTACACTTCTATACTTTTGTATTGTATTAGGATCACTCTTTTTATTTAAAAAATCAGTAATGGTTTTAGCATCTTCAGGTGTAATTTGTCTATATCTTCTAATTAAATCATAAAAGTCAATTTCTTCACACCCCGAAAAAAATGCATTAATATAATTTTCTGCCTCTTCATCTGACATTCCTTTAAAATGTTCTCTAACCAATAAGTTTAAAACACTTGGGTGGTCAACAACAACTTTGAATGATACTTGTCCGGTTCTTTCTGTATTTTGATATGTATAGATTGGTTCGGGTCTACCTAAAAAGGTATTAGTTTCCCATTTTGCACTATTTTGTTCATTAACCTTTAAATCATATGGTGGAAACCACATTACACGACCACCATTATTACCTCTTTCACAGTACGGTAAATCGTTTACAGTAAATCCCGGTGTATTTGATGTTTTCCATGCTAAGTTCTCAATTGAGAACATGTATTTTTTAGCATAAAACCCATCTCCTTTTGGTAATATGTTTGTTGAACCAGTAAAATCTTTACCTCCATTAGATATTGGGGCAATATTTAAGTTCCACGTTCTATCTAAAACACTATCATCGTATTTTCTAACATTTTGTTGTCTTCTCATTGTATCTGAATAGTTCAGATATGACCTATCTTTTGTCCAAACTCTACAATATTCAACACCACTTTCTCCACCAAATTTATCAACATATTGAACAGCAGAACCTCTACTTAACATCATGTCACCTTCTTTGAAAATTCTACTTGTTTGGTCAATTACATTTGCAACGTGAGAACGAGCTTCTCCACCATTTGTCGGCATACTATCTAATATTTCTTGAGTATAACCTAAAATTGAATCTTCTCTAAAATCAAATTTGGTCGACATTGAATTATCAATGTCATTTTTTTGATTACCCCATTCTTTGTTGTTTACACCAAGTTCGTTTCTCGAGTTTCTACTAATCCATGTTAATTTACCTGTAATACTTCCACCCTCTGAATAGTTTCGTTTTCTTTGAAATAATTCAGCTTGTACAGGGTCAAACATTAGACTTAAATAATAGTTACTCCTTACGGGTCTATCATTAAAATCATTCATTGCGAATTTTACATCGTTTCCTCTGTCATCCCCAATATATGCCGATCCACGTGGTGCTTCAGCACCTAATAAATTTTTAACACCTTGTGCAACGTTATCTACAAAATTGAAAATTTTTGATGTATTCTGTGATCTTGCGGATGTCGTATAATTTGGTGCGTATTTTGAATAGGTTAATAAGTCGTATAATACACTTTTTTGACCTTGACCGAGATGTTCAATCATTACATCTGATGGTTTTCTTGATGGTGATGGTCTTCTTTGAATACCAATTAAAGAACCTAATACACCTGTAACATCTTGGAAAACCTTACCTAATTCTGATTTAGGTGTCGGTCTAACATTAATTGGGTTTCTTGGGTCAGTTAAATATTGACCGGGAATTTCGGAAAAAGGAAATTCAACTCCCGCAGCAACTTGTACAAAATCAATAACCTTTCCGGGTAATGTTTTAGCCACAGTAATACTATAATCGGGTGCAATTAATGGTTCCCTTCCTGTTATAATATTTGATGCTGTTGCAATACTACCATTTAACGCGTCTGAAATTCTTACCCTACCATCTATTTGTCTCTGTAAATTTTGAGTAATTCTTGAATATACAGGACCATTGTTAGATAATAGATACTTACCAGCGAACCTCATTAATTCAGATTCACTATCTAAATTTTGTTGGTTAAAAACACTAATTAAATTGTGGTTTTGTAATTCAAAATATGGGTATAAACTAAGATTTGCTCTTCTAGGTAATGTATCTATATTTTCGGTTATACTAAATTCTAATGGTTTAAAAACGTTACTTGTTTGAGGAAATTGTAACATTTGAGTTCTATTATCCTCAACGGTACCAGAATCAATATTCGCGGTATCACTTAAATTTTGAATAGGATAATTACCTGCAGTAAACGTTTGAGGACCATTTGGTTGGTTCAAAGTTTTACCTAACACATAATCTCTAAATCTTTTAGTTGAATCAAAATCTAAGTAACTTGGCATCGATTTCTTTTATCTATAAATAGATAACTTATAAAAAGTATTACTTAATGTATAAATAATTGTTAGGGTTGGTTGGGTCAATATTGTTATTAACTACAGTTTGTCCCCTACTTGCATTCTGAAGTTTTAAATACAATCTTTCTACATCATCAAGAGGAAGTGAATTCGTTTGAGTTTGAGGTGTTTGTTGTGTTTGATTAGTTTGTTGTGAGTTATCAACTTTTCTCGGTTGTTCTGGTTGTGTTGTTGTTTTTACTCCCGTATTTTCTTTTACCTTTGTTTCTAAATCCTTTCTTTTACTATCAATCTCAGCATTAATTTCAGCATTACTTCTATCACCTTTAACATAATTTTTTAATAAATCATCTGCTTGTTTCACATATTTGTCCATTTCCGCACCCATTCCTCGATATGTTCTAGCAAATTCAACCTTTAACATTGCCGCAATTTCTGAGACAGTCAACGCTAATTGTTGAGTTGCGGTAAATTGTTCTAACGCAATATCTTTAGTGTCCATTTTTTCAAAGGCTTTTTGATTTTCTAAAATTGCATTTGCAGTTGTTTGATTTAAATCTTCTAATTCAATTGTTTTACCTAACTGTTCTTGTAATATTGTTGGTACTTCGATGACCATTTTTCCATCTTTTCCCATTCTAGCTAAGTTTGTTAAAAATTCTATTTGTTTTTCATCCGCTGAAACACCTGATGCAATTATATCCTGCGATGCCGATGTTCTTTCAGCCGCCGCAATTGCCATGTTTGATAAATCTTGGTAACTCATACCAAGTTCATCAGCCATTGCTCTTGCTCTTCTTAAATTAACACCAGATATTTCGAATTTACCATTTGCCTCATTATATACTGCTAAAGATTCCGCAGCACCAATCAACGCGTCTTGTAATCCCTCAACATTGTTTGTTGCCATATACATCATTTGGAATGGGTCACCTAACGCACCAACCGCACCCCCTAATACTTGTAAATTAGCCGCCAAATCTATTGCTTTCTCAGGTGACATTACCTTTTCTGCAACATCAAATACGTTTTGCATATTCATTCTAAATTCAACAGATTTTTGAACCATTCTGTTTAATCCTTGAACACCATTTTCAAAACCATACTGATTTATTTTTCCAATATTTTTCTGAAATTCTTCTGTAGTTTTTCTTATGTTTAAACCTAAAGTTAATGAAGACTTACCTCCCATGTTTATGTTCTCCAATGTCTTTTCTGCACCTATACCTGTAAGTTCAAAACTTCTCAATATAGGTCCCATTTGTTTCATATCCCCAATAAATGCTCTTGACGTTACGGCCATGTTTTCCATAACGGATTCATTCATTGTAAAAAATCTACCCGTCTCATTTGTTGCCGATATCGCCGTATCTGCTAATTCATCGAATGAATAACCCATTCCCTGAACTTTATCGTACGCGTCAACAATATTATTTCGATAATCTCTTGAAAGATCCTTACCGATACCAATTTGACTATTTAATTTATTTCTTAATACAACCTCTTGATTTACTATGTTTACCATTCCATCGTAAAGATTTGATAATCCAGTAGAGAAAAGACCTTTTAAACCATCTTTTAATGACTGACTACCAAATAATGCTTTACCTATTGATACTGCAGCATCGGCAATTTTGTCTGCACCGATTAATTCGGTAGCAGCTTCACTACTTATCATTCCATATCCTGTTGTGAATCCTTGTGCAGATACAGCTTTAGAAATCAAACCTTTACCACCTGAATCCGGTTTATCTCCTTTTTTGTGATAATGTGATAAAAATTGTTGACTTTCGTTTTGTGTAATTGAATATGTACCTGAAATATTATTATTTCTATAGTACATATTCATAGCATCTATGTAAGCGTTTGAATCTGAGTCAGCACTTCCATACTTACCAATATAATCACTTATTAACGGTTTATTCATATCAATAAATATTACTTGGGATTATTTTCCAATTCAATTAAATAACTGATGTAATATCGTCTAATGTATACAGGCATAAGAAGAATGTCTCGATATGAGAATCCTCTTTTAACTAAAAATAAAATTTCGTCTAATTGACCTTTACTGTAATCCGTAGAAAGGGCGAAAAAATTCTACCCCGAATCCAATTTCAACTTGGATATCTTCTCCTGACGGGGTTTTTACTATTTTCTTTAAATCTAATGATGGTTTATTTTCTCTGATGTATTTTCTAAAATCTTGTGAATCTTTGATTGGTAAATTTTGAACAAAGTTGTGAATATTCATCATCTCTTTGTTACTCGCAACAGACTTAATCATCATTTCTAATTCTTTTGTCACAATTGGAGCAACTCCATTACCATTCCAACTTTTTTCGATTTCATCCAATTCTTTTTGTTGTTTTTTTGTTAAAAACTTAAATGTAACTTCCACTTTTGATTTTTCCATGAAATATTTGAACTCCCCATTCTCATTTGGTGTTAATTGAAAATCCTTGAATTTAACTTCACTTAAATCAACTTTTGCAGTAAATCCCTCATTTGTTTTTGGGTCAGTAACATACACATTAAACTCAGGTCCAAATGCAGTATTTCTTAAAAAGATTAAAATTGCTTGTCTATCCTCATCTACCAAATCATCGGAATTGAAATCTTTATCTAAAATCTTTCTTTTTAGTAACTCATCAATAACAGTATTGCTTTGAATTAAATTTTGAGCAGATAGAATATTTTCATCTGCTGCTGTTAAATAAGCAACTCTTAGTGCTTTTTTTTGTGTTGTATAATGAATACCTCTACTTGGTAACTCTACAACATCATACGCGATTGTTGGGTCTACTACAAATTGTTCCATATAATAAAATATAATTAATAACTATTTGAATGTAAAGTTTTAAAATAAAAAAAGGTACCCTTTTGAGATACCTTTTATTGACAGATTTTTTATTTTAGTAAACTTGGATACATCTATCCATTCTTAGTGAACATTGGATTGTTGCGATTTCATCTCTTGAGTAATCTAAATCACCAAAGTTCAAATCGGTGATAAATGTACCTTGTAGAATCCATTTTTCAACTACAACACCCGTTGGGTCTAACATTTCTAATTCAATATCTTTTTTATAACCAGCAGCGTAACCCATTCTACCTGTAACTGATTCAGCATGTAAACGGAACCATTCCATCAATGCTTGTGACGCAGAAGGTCCAATTGGGTCTTTAAAAGTTACTCTCATTTCCTGCCATTCGAATCTACCCGCAACATAAGTTGAAGTATTCAAGAAAGGAATTGCAACTGAGTTAATTTTAGCGGCTGGTCTAGCAGCTGATGTCACATACCATTCATTGATACCCAAAGATGATGGGAATCTAACGATGAATCGGTTCTGTCTCTTCGGTTCATATGGAACCGGCATTTTCATTAATAAATCTGCCATTTTGTATTTGTTAAGTTTTTAATTATTCTTTATTCTTATAAATATCGTTAAATCAAGAAATATTTTTTTTTAAATAAAAATGATTCAATACTTGATTTTATGAAAAATTTTCGTTAGTTTTTTACTAGTCCCAGTATAACCAGTTCTAGAATATTTCTTTATTAATTAATAAATACTAGAATAACTAGTTCCAGAATACTGGGTTAGGTATAAAAATATAATTGTTATAAAAAATGGTTCCGCGTGGAACAATAAAAAAGGGAATCCAATGGACTCCCTTTATTTTTTTATTTTGATTACTATTAGATGTTCTCGAATGATGCTCCTGTTGGAGTAATGATGAACTCAACATCAATGAATTCAAGAGAACGAGTAGGTTTTACATAAATTTTACCTCTAAGTGTGTTAGAATCAATATCCTCTGGATCATTTGATACTGTTACACGGAAGTCATATAAACCTCTTTCTTTCTTAATTGACTCAAGAATAGGATTTACTAATCTCAAGAACTCATTTCTTACTTGTTCGTCATTTTGTTCAAATAACAATCTAACCGCAACAGCAGAAATTAACTTTCTAGCTCTTAACAATAATCTTCTTACGTTGATTCTGTCAAGTGCAGATTCTCTAACCTGAAGGGTTTTGTTACCCCAAATGATTGTACCTGTATCAGAGAATGTTGCAATTGGGTTAATTCTGTTTTTATATAAGTCATCTCTTTCATCAAGGGTAAGTTTCTTGTATGCTTTGATTGCGTTTACAAGACCTCTTGAATAACCCGCCACCGCGAACCATGGATAAGATACGTTGTCAGTTAATGCGATATTCTTAAGAACTTCACCTGTTGGTGGGATGTATAATTGTGTAGCATTGTCTCCGTCTCTTACTTGAATCCAAGGCCAATATGTAGCCGAATAGTTACTATCAATTGCAACTGAATCTAAACTATCTATAACTTCCTCTGCGGTAGTCAAGTTAGGTGAATTCATTACATATAGTGAATCCGCTCTATCATTTTCAATCATATCGATTGATTGTGTTACCAATGAACTGTGGTCAAGGAAGTTGATACCTGGTGTTGCAAATACGTTAATATCAACTGCTTCAGGATTTGCAAAGGTATTAATACCTTGTAGATAAGCGTAATAATCAGAGTTACCAACACTTGAACTAAACACACCACTGTTAGTTGTATGTCCACTTACATATACACTTTTTCCGAATATAAACGCGTCTCCGTTGGTTCTTACATTTCTGTAGATATCCCATCCGTCAAAACCACCAAACGCCGCGAAAGTGAACTTACGGAAAGCAATATTATCTAATTTTCCTTTATCTGTTCCTTCTAAGTTATATGGGGTACATTGATAGGTTGTACCTGTTATTGTTGATGCGTTACTTGATAAGTGAAAACCGAATGTTTCAGTTATTGCACCTAATCCCTTATATTTTAATAAGTCTCTATCAAATCCTACTTGTGAAGATAAACCTAAAGAAACTTTTCTTACTTTATCACCGTTAGATAATACAGGAGTACCACTTATTTCATAAGAAACCACGTCTCCGGCATCAAAGTATTCAGTTTTATAATGAACACTACCTAATTTGTTTCCACTACCGAATGATCCGTTATTTTTAAACCCTTTGAAACCCGCAGGGAATGCATCTGTTGGGTGATTATCCGCCATTGACAACATGATAAACTTTGAACGTAATTCATATTCACCATCTGAAGTACCTACTTTTCTTGCAACATAACCCGGTAAATCAGGGTTCATATTACATCTTGTAAATTTCTCCAATACAACAATGTTATCATCAGTATCGTTAAAATCTCTAACGATTAAATCGAAATCACCGCTATCTAAATCAATATTTTGAACTGTAATTTTAACTTGGAAGTTAGCAGATTCACCATCTGAAATTGTGATTATTTCAAATAAGTCAGAAACCTCACCACCACGTACTTCGGATACAACCATTGGTGATATTGTAGTATCAAATTGTCCTAAGAAATTATTACCATCAACTTCTTGAACTACGGTTGTACTCAAACCTCTTATTAAACCTTTATCAAAAGCAGATTTTAATAAACTAGGATAAACTTCATGTACGTATAAAGGAAAATCTGATTTAACTTTATCATATACTTCACTACCCAATACTTTGGTT